CACACGCTCACCGCGCGCAGTCGAAGGGCGTGCAGAGCTTTCTAAGCTGCAAGCCAAAAAACGTGCCCAGCACGGTGTGGATATTGAAGAGTGCATCGCGGCGGCATACAGTGAAATCAAAGAGGTTAAGCATGAGTGACAACAAGCAGCAAGTGGGTGGCGACCATTACGCACGGTTAGAGGTGCAGCCTTGGGATGCAATGCGCTCGTGGATGACCGACGAACAATTCGCTGGCTTTCTTCGTGGCAATGTAATCAAGTACATCGCACGGGCAAATAACCTAGAGTTAAGTGGCAAGGGCGGCGTAGAGGACTTACGCAAGGCGCGGCATTATCTCGATGAGTTGATAGAGCTGGTGGATGGTCTGGTATAACGCAGTGCAATTTTGATGCAGAGAATGACATGAGATTTCTTCACAAATTTTATGCGTTGATGTTTGGCTATTTCTGGCTTCTTTGCCCAGTATGCGGCAGGGCGTTCGGCGGTCATGAAATTAAAAACGTTTTCACAGATGCGCTTGTCGCCAAAGACGGACGCGCCCACTGCGTATGTCCAGACCCGTAATGCAGCCATGATGCAGCGGTGGTTAATATAACTAATGGGTATGCTCAGTTTGTACGTTCTGGCGCAACACTACTTAGGCAAGCTGATTGACTATGTAAGCGAGGATTAAAAATGCTGTGCGAGATTACCGACAAAGCGTACATTGACCCTAACAAGGTTAGCGCAGTAATTAAATCCTCGTTTGGCTTAACTGCAATTATAATGAGTGACGGTACTAAAATCGTAGTGGATAGAGAGTTGTTAAGCCCCGTAAATTTAATCAACGAATACAAAGGAAAATAAAAATGTTTTGTATTGAAATATATATCAATGATGATGGAAGTATGGCAGTAGGCGCAGAAACAATAACCGCAGAAGAGATGCAGTCAGAAGGTGAGACTGATGCGCAGGATGCGAAGGCTGAAAACCGCAAGCCAGTGCGTTCGCTGGACGAGGCTTTAGCTGTTGTTCGCAAAATTGCCCAAGCTGCATTGTCTAGTAGCACTCAAGCTGAGACACCAGCCAGCCAAGCATACAAAGCTGAAATGGCTGCACCGTAACACTTATGGCAGCAAAGCCAACAGACGCAGAGATTGTGGAAGCCGTCCTCATAGACCGCAGGGTCTTGGGGATGAGCATCCGCGACCTTGCTGATAAGCACAAAATCAGCCGTGGCAAAGCTGGTGAGATATGCAAGGGCGTAGAACAAGACGGAATTGCCATTGTGGACGCAGGCATTAAATACAATCAAGCACTTGCAGAGCATGATGGACGCATGGTGGACGCGATTGTGGACGCAGTCAGCGTGGCTATAAAGCGTGCTGAGTGGCTAAATTGTCAGGCATTAAAAAACGTAGAGCAGGCAATGCAGGCAGACTGCGCAAATCAAAATGACTTCCGCGCCCGTGCTGATACGATAGCCAAAGCAAAAGATGTGGTTGTTGGCAAATCACCAGAGACCGCTATTCAGATAAACAACAACGACAACCGCCCGTGCAAGCTGGCGGACTTCTATGCAGGCGACGCTTAACCCTGCGCTGCGGGATTTTTGGACAACGCCAGCGCGTAACCGTGTGCTGTATGGTGGGCGCATGTCTAGCAAGTCATGGGATGCGGCAGGCTTTGCGATATTCCTTGCAAGCAATTACAAAATACGCTTCCTATGTACAAGGCAATTTCAAAACAAGATTGCCGAATCTGTGTACACGCTACTCAAAATACAAGCCGAACGCTTCGGGCTTGCGGATGAGTTTAAATTTACCGAATCATCAATCATCCACACTGGCACAGGCTCGGAATTTATCTTTTACGGCATCGCCCGTAACCTAGATGAGATTAAATCAACGGAGTCTGTAGATATTGGCTGGCATGAAGAGTGTCATTTAATGACCGCTGCACAATGGCAGACGATTAACCCGACGCTAAGGAGTGAGGGCAGCCAGCACTGGCTGATATTCAATCCGAGGTACACCAACGACTTTATTTATCAAAACTTCGTAGCGAATCCACCAGCGAACACCATCACGCGCCTGATTAACTACACCGAGAATCCGTTTTTATCAGATACCGCCTTAGAGCTTATCGCAGCCGAAAAAGAACGCGACCCTGAGTTATTCGATAACATTTATCTTGGCGTTCCTTTAGTGGATGGCGAGCGAACCATCATAAAAATGTCATGGATTGAAGCCGCGATAGATGCTCATATCAAACTAGGATTTAATCCAGAGGGCGAGAAGCGTATAGGCTTTGACGTAGCTGATGACGGCGCGGATAAATGCGCCAACGTGTACGCTCACGGTTCAGTAGCACTGTGGTGCGAAGAGTGGAAGGGAGCGGAAGATAAACTGATGCAATCATGCTCACGTACATACAATAACGCGAGAGAGCGCGAGGCAGTGATACGCTATGACAGTATCGGAGTTGGCGCAGGTTGTGGCAGCAAGTTTGACGAACTCAACCAATCCAGCGGTATGCGTATTCGTTACTCAAAGTTCAACGCTGGCGACAGAGTATTTAGACCAGACGCTTATTACACTAAGTCGGAATCGCAGCGCGTTAAGAATTCAGACCAATTCAGCAACCTCAAGGCGCAGGTATGGTGGTTAGTGGCTGACAGATTTAGGAATACTTACGATGCGATTACAAACGGAACGAAGTATCAGCAAGATGAGTTAATCAGCATCTCCAGTACCATGCCCATGCTTGCCAAACTCAAAGCGGAGCTATCCACGCCGAAGCGCGACTTTGACTTAAACGGCAAGGTCAAGGTGGAAAGCAAAAAAGACTTAGCTAAACGTGACGTGCCAAGTCCTAACCTAGCAGATGCGTTTGCGATGTGCTTTGCACCATCACGCCCTGTAAGCGATGATAATCAACCAATCATCGCTCAAATAAATCATGGGGTTCGCTCTATGGGGTATTGAAAATAATTGACAAGCATCACACTATTATGTAATGTAAGAATTACCCGCTGAGATAGCGCGTTATCCTGACTTAAAACGGAAGCCAACATGCCACTAAGCCAGCTTGTCGAATTAGCTGCTAACCATAACAGCCTGCCAATGGAGATTGAGCAGGCTATTGTGCTGCATAGGCAAAACAAAGATGCGCTGATTGATAAGCTTGGCAAGGTTGTTGCGTCTGCCCGTGACACAGCGGTCGTTGCGCGCAAAGCATCCAACATCGAGACTATCTGGCGCGAGGACGAAGAGTTCTACATCGGCGTGGATGACCTTAACCGTAGCTATGCGAAAGTGCATAAGTCTATGGGCATCGATGGTGTACTAACCACTGGCAATACAAACCGCGCAACACATGCGGTGAATGTCTGTACTGCATTTTTCAATATCACTCGGCAGTTTGTTGATGCAGCCACGGCTCGCATGGGTGACATTCTTTTGCCAGCAGGTGATTGGAATTTCACAATCAAGCCAACACCAATCCCAGATTTCGACGCAATCAAAGACAGCCAGCAGCCAGTATCAGACGCGGCAGGAGCTAAGGCTAACCCAGACGGTACGCCTTACACTATTGGGCAATTTGTTACCGAAGAGTCTACTGACGCAGAGGGCAAAGTAGCAAAGGCGGAGAAGCGCATCAAGGATTGGCTTGTTGAGTGTGATTATCATACCGAGGTTCGGAAGGTAATCGAAGATTCAGCTAAGATTGGCACAGGTATCTTGCGCGGCGCATACCCTGATTTGCGCAAAATTCGGGCGGTAGTCGATGGCGCGCTCGTTATCAAAGAAGAAGTAGTCCCATCATCTAAGCGCGTTGACCCCCGTAATTTCTTCCCTGACCCGTCGTGCGGCGATAGCATTCAAAACGGTAATTATGTTTTAGAGCGCGATTGGATGACGGCGCGCCAGTTGCGCGAACTCTCCGAGCATGAGTTATACATCAAGGACAATATCATCAAGGTGCTGAAAGAGGGCGCTGGTAAATTCAATGTCGATTCTCAGGGCAACATCAAGGATGGTAACTACAACACCAAAGACTCTGAGCGTTTCGAGGTGTGGTATTACTTTGGTTATGTGGACGCATCAACTATTTCAGCGATTGATACCAATGCTCCAGACCTAGACGGAGAGATGATAGACGCTGTGCCTGCAATCATCGTCATGGTCAACGATACAGTGATTCGTGGCTATGTTAATCCGCTCGAAAATGGTGAGTTCCCTTATGACGTAATGCGCTGGCAATCGGTATCGGACAGCATTTGGGGCATTGGCGTGGCGCGCCAAGGTCGTGTCGCACAAGAGTTTTACCTCGCGTCATGCCGCGCATTACAAAATAATGCTGGGATTAGCTCCGCTCCTCAATTAGTAGTTCGCCGTAGCGCAATCTATCCGCAAGACGGTGATTGGGTAATAAAGGCAGGGAAAATATGGGTAGCGACGGAAGAGGCTGATGTCCGCACCGTTAGCGATGCAATTCTGAGTATCAACATCCCATCAATGCAGCAAGAGCTTGCCAACAACATCACTATGGCACTCAAGATGATGGAAGATAGCACAGGCGTGTCATTTATGATGCAGGGGCAGCAAGGTTCTGCGCCTGATACCGTTGGTGGTATGCAACTGCTACACCAAAATTCATCGTCTTTATTGCGCAGAATCGCTAGAGTTTTTGACGAAAGCGTCACCGAGCCGCACATTCGCCGCTATTACGATTGGCTATTGATTCATGGCGAGGACGATGAGAAGGGTGACTTCCAGATTGAGGCGGTAGGGTCAACCGCTCTCGTCGAGCGCGAGATTCAATCGCAACAAGCCGCACAGATTCTGCAAATGTCTCTTAATCCAGCCTTCGGGTTGTCTCCCAAGCGCGCTGCTGAAGAATTACTCAAGGCATGGAGATTTACTCCAGCCAGATTTGAGGTTAGCGCAGACGAGCAACAATCTGCCCAAGCACCTCAAGCACCTGCGCCACAAGTTCAGGCTGCACAAATTCGCGCAGAAGCAGACAAAGAGATTGCTCAAGTACGCGCCCAGACTGATATGCAGCGGGTTCAAAAGGATACCGACAGAGATACTGTGTATGTGCAAGCACAGACTGCTCGTGACCAAGCGCAAGCTGAATACAACATGCACAAGCTGGAAATGGAGCGCGAACTGGCTATCTTGGCTTATGCCAACAAGCGCGAGATTACGCTTGAGCAGGTTAAATCAGACTTGGCAAATACGGCAATGAAATTGCGGGTTCAGAAGGAACTAGCACTTGCAAGCGGAGCAATCCCGCAAGTAGCTACGCCAGCAGTTGAGCCAGCAGGTAGAGCGCATAACGGGCAGGCATTTCAAGCATGAGCGAAAAATTTACACTAGATAAATCTGAAATCGAATCGCCATTATGGATTCGGTTGAGTGCTGAAATTAGCAGCAAGATTGACCTATTGAGAAAACAAAATGACAACCACGATAAAGGGGTTGAAGAAACAGCGAGATTGCGCGGACGCATCGCAGCACTCAAAGAATTACTGCAACTATCCGCAGTAACCACTGTACCGCAAGGCACAGGACAACAGGAGATAGAAAGATGACCGACGTAGTAGATACATCAAAGATTGAAAATGATTCGATAGCCGAAGCTGCATTTGTTGCTGAAATGGCTGACGGGATTCCGCCAGTACAAAAGCCAGATGAAGAAGTAGCTGAGAGTCAAGAAGCGCAGCCAGAAGTTACACCGCCTCGCGTCGAAGTATTCGCAGGAAAGACAGAGGAGGAGCTTGTCGCAGCATTGGCTGAAATCGGCGCGTTGAAAAAAGCGTTAGAAACTACCAATGGGACGTATGGCAGCAAGTTGGCGGAGCAACAGCGCAAGCTAGATGAGTTGTCGCAAGCAAAATCAATCAGCGGTGAAATGTCTGCTGCTAAATTTGCACGGCTGAATGAAGAGTACCCAGACATTGCTGCCATGCTCGCCAGCGACTTAAGCGGGATGATTGGCGGTTCTGGCTCGGTTGATATTGACAAAATTGCGGACGAGAAAGCAAAAGCCTTTGATTCTACGATGGAGAAAAAATCACTCGACCTTGAAATCAGATACCTGACCATGCAGCACAAAGATTGGCGAGAGGTTGCGCTGATTGGAGAGTCTGGTAATTGGGTTAATCCTAAGTTCGGCGAATGGGTAGCATCGCAAGATTCAGCTACTCAACAAGCATTGCGCGAAAGCAAGGATGCGGTTTTTCTGGCTGACAAAATCAGCGAGTTCAAATCAGCAGCCAAAGCCCGTGATGCGAAACAAAATGCACTTAAATCTGCCGTTATGCCACGAGGAGTTCGGGTGTCGCCCGATACTGGCTCGATGAGCGCGGCGCAATTGGCTTTTGAAAAAGAGCTACGTTCACCCTAAAACAGGAGTAATAAATCATGGTTATGCAAACATTTGGTCTTACACCAGAACGTGTTGGTATTACACGCGCACGTATTCTTAAAAACGCCTTGCCACGCATTACGCTCGGCACGATTGGCGAGAATGACAACTTCGACAAAAATTCTGGTCGTGTTATGAAGTTCCGTCGCTATTTGGCAGATGGTCAAACAGCCTCTCAGCCTAACCGCTTCTTTCCTGACGGAGCAGGCGACCGCGCTCAAGCATTTGCCAATAGCTATCTGGCATCCGAGGGCGTTACGCCACCAGCAGGCTCTATCAGCTCGCAAGACATCACCACAACGCTGAACCATTACACAATCCTCAAGGGTTATACCAAAGACACCTTTGATATGTATGAGGATGACATCCCTAAGCAAATGACTGAAAAAGTTGGGCAGACCATCGGCTTGGTGAACGAAATGGTGCTGTTCGGTGTTGCCAAGGGTTGCACAAACCGCTTTTATGGCGGCACGGGTGTTGACCGCGCAACGGTGAATGATGCCATCTCCTTGCCTCTGTTGCGTCGCATTGCTCGCTCGCTTGCGGCTAACCATGCGGTGACTGTGACTAAGATGCTGCAAAAAATGCCAGCATCGGGCAATTATGCGACTTCTCCGATTGAGGGTGCGTGTTTCCCTGTGTTTGTATCTACCGACTTGCATCCAGACATTCGTAACTTGCCCGGCTTCCTCCACGTAAAATCGTATTCAGACGGCTCTAAAGCGTTGCCGAATGAATTTGGCGCGTGCGAAGAGTTCCGTTTCTTCTCCAGTCCTGAATTGATTGGCGTACAAAGTGGCGGCGCGGCAGTTACAACTTGCCTGCGTGACTTGCAAAGCACCGATGGCGTTAATGCCGACGTTTATCAAGTCATCGTCGCATCGCAAGACGCTTGGACACACGTTGGTTTGAACTTGTCGGATGCTAGTATTTCCGCCCTTCCACCCGGGCAGAAAGACAAAGCTGACCCAACTGGCGTTCGTGGCTTTGTTGGCGCAGATTGGTATTACAATGCCGCACTACTGAACCAGCTTCAAATGGCGGTGGTTGAAGTAGGTACTGACGCACTTAAACACGCATAACACTGACGGGGGGAGCAATCCCCCCTAACCAAGGAGACTTTTATGAAACAATTAGCACCTTTGCTGGCGAGTTTGCCAGATAAAAATGTCGCTGCTACGCTCAGTAATATTTTTACTGGATTGTATGAGCGGATGCGTTGCGTACTATTTACAACCTCCGCATTGACTGGTGGTACTGCAAGTGCAACAGCGGTTACTGCGGCTACTGCCACGTTAATTGTGGGAGGAATTTTGCGGCAGGTTGCAAGCGGAACAAGCATGGCAGCACTGGTAGGCACAGTGACAAATGCGGCATACAATGTGTTTGTTTTCTCTGTGGATAAATCTGGTGTCTTGTACACGCAGATGGGCGTTCAATCTACTGCACTCACTGGCGTTAAATTCCCGTCGGTGCAAGAGAATCGCACAGTCCTTGGGTTTATTATTATCCACCCAACAGGCGCAGGCAATTTCGTAGGCGGAACAACAGCTTTCGATAGCGTAACTGTTGTTCCAAATGCAACTTTCATCAACACGATTGGGGCATTTGACCCTAGCGCAACCATCTAAAAAGGAAATAATCATGCAAACATTAGACTTCGCAGGTGCAACACTTTGTTTATCCAAGGCTGGGTTAGTCGCTGGCACAACAAATAAATTGTCTATCTCTGCCACAACCTACGCCATTAACGGCGCGGCATATTCGTCTGGTGTGCAAACCAACGCAACTACGCCGACGACAAGTGCCGTTACTGGTGCTGCATTCACCGCAGTTGGTGTGAATCAAGGCTCTGTATTCTTTGTTGGCTTGAACGCCGCTGGTGCGCTAGTAGCATCTCAAGGGACTATTGAGGCACTGGATACAGCAGGAAACTTTGTAACATTGCCAAAAACTCCAGCAATCCCATCTGATTTCTGCCTGATTGGTCGATTGACCGTAAAAGTTGGAAGCACTGGCTCTGCATGGACATTTGGCTCTAGCAATATGTCTGGTGTTACTGGTGTAACTTATACCTTTAACGACCAGATTGCGATGCCTAGCGGCTTGGTATAATGATACATGAGGGGCGGGCTGCCCCTCTGTTCACCACAAGGAGTAACAATGAATAAGCAAAAATCCATGATTGACACATCTGACGTCGCCACGCCAGAAAATCGCCAAATTGACCTAGACAAAGAGCTTGATGGTGGTGGTAAAGAAATTCTTTTGGTTAATGACGACGCAGGCACAAAAGAGTACGCATGGTGGCTCAATTTTATGGATGATGATGTGACATTCATCATTAACCAGACTACAAACAAAGAAGACGAAAAAGTGATTACATGCGCGCTGAACGGCGCAGTACGATATTTCGAGCGCGGCGTTAAATACACGGTGAAGCGTCGCTTCCTAAATGCGATTATTCGCACTCAATCTACGCCAACTGTTACGCCGTATGTTGACAGCGATGGGCTATCTCAAACTAAAATTGTTGAGGTATGGTCATCAAAATACCCAATCTCAATCATCAACGACCCAT